TATACGGATATAAATTCGGCTCGGCTTCGCTTCGCTTCACTCGGCTCGGCTCCGCTTCGTTCCGCTCGGCTCCGCTCGGCTTCGCTACTGAACCGGTATTTTCTTCACCTGTCCCTTCGCCTTCGCACAGCTCACCTCCTTCGCATCAAACGAGAAACAATTGTCGGCGTTGTCTTTAAATTGAAAATTGCGGATATTATCAGGGGTCGGGTAAACGTAAATAATCTTCGGGTTCGGCACCGAAATATAAACGTAGAAAAGTCCAACCGCTAGGCTTACGATAAAAATAGGAAGGGAAATAAATTTAAATAGGTCGAGCATTCGGGGTGGCGGGGGGGCGGGGGTCGTTGCTTCGAATCGTATTATACTACATTATACTACGATAATTATCCGCGGCGGCGGTGAAGGGGGTATGTGGTGTTTAACGGCGTTCGCGGCGTGTGTGGCGTGTGCGGCGAGTGAGACGACGCGCTTTGGTTCTGCGACCGCCGCCTCTAGGCGGTTTATTTGTAATTGGTATATTACAAAAAACATTTCCTTGACCAACAGCATTCCTTACACTCCCATTATAACCGAATTGATCGTCGGCGTAACTATTTTGTATAGTACTAAAAAGAATATCGTCATCACCACCAATACTGATTCTTATATTATCTAGAAGGGTTGCTAAATCTAGAAATGGCCCTTTCCCCTCACCCCCCCAATCAACTACTAGATGTTCTTTATTTAATACGCAAATAGGAACTTTCCGCATTTCACCCTTTGAGGATTCCATCTTTATTATTATAACACAATAAAAAATTACTACCTCGCCGCTCCCGCACCCGCCCCCACCGGCCTCGGTGCGACCACAGCACCCACCGGCTTACTCACAATCCGATTATCCGCAATCCATTTCGGCATAATAACCGGCATATAAAGCTCGTTGTAGCTATACCGCTTTTGCGAGAGATTGAATTCTCCGTCATTATACATTTGAACGAGCGCACCATCCGCGTTTTCGGTGGTTTCTACTTGAGAATAGATATACTTCGTCTCTCGCAACTTCATAAACGCCGGCTCAATATCTTGTTGATAAAGGACTAAGATGTCGTCGATAATACTGCGGTTCTTCCATTCCGTATCACGAAATTCCGTCATATATTCCTTAACCTGCGCGATTTTCTCGCTAATCACACGGGTATGTGTTTCCGTATCCTTACGCCGGTCATCATTATCCGTTACACTCAGATAATAGGTTCGAAATTCGGAATACATCTTCATCTGTTCTTGTAACTTATGTTGAACCGCATCAAATTGGTCTAAAAGCTCGTCTTCGCTGATAAACTGGAATAAGAGGTCGAGTTTCATGCGGATGATTTCGTCCTTCGTTGCGCGAACTTCTTCGAGTGATTCGTTCATCAACGTTTCTAAACTTATGTATTTGCCGCGGGCGACTTCAATATGAAACCCGCATGGTTGAGAGATATTTCCGCAAATCGCCTTCAGCTTACCATCAGTCTCTGTAAATATTGACCCACCTTCCTGCTTACACACGATACACGCCGGTTTAATGAGTGCGAGGCGGCGGGCTTTCTGTTGCGCGGAGAGTGATTTCCAGTTGATGACAGGATCGTTGATTAGACGCTGTCGGCGTTTTTCAAGTGCGGTATTGTATTTCTCTTTCAGCGAATAATACCCGTGGATTGCGTCGTTGATCCGCGTGCGCTCTTCTTCTGGGATAAGTTGGTATGGATAAATCATACCGCGAAATTCGTTGGGGTCAGCCGCGCGTTGAAGATGTTTTTTAAGTGCGTCTTCTTGTTTTTTTGTCACTTCTAAAAGGACACGAGTTGCTTTCTTCAAGTTGTCGCGCGTATCCTGTGCTCGTTTTTGTTCCGCAATACGAGATACGGCCATTCCACCATACTGTGTTCGTTCTTGGATTGCCGCGTGTAGGTCTTGATACACCGAAGATGTAGATGTTGTCATGTTATTACTACATTTAGTATAGATAAATCTATTCACAAGGCTCCGCCGCTACGCTGTGCTCCATTACTATGCGTAGCTACGTGTCCAATACTCTTCATCCGGACTCTTCCAAAGCGGTAAGTTCGTGAGCATTCCCATTCCATTCCCAGCAGGATGAATCCGCGCGTCCATCGGTATCCCCTTACTTTGTGCATAATGTGTGGCGTTCACCATCTTCAACTTCGAGAGAATATATTCCTGTTGCTGTCGTTGCTTTGATTCGACCTCCTCAGGAGTTGGTTTGCCTTTATACCGCAGATACAAAAATATGCCTAAACAGATGAAAAACGCGATACCTGCGACGAAATTAAAGTGTTGCGTATGATAATATTCTTTAACTTTATGACACTGCTCGAGAGATTTGCTTAAAAAGTAACGAACCCCCGGTTCAATAAGGGTGGGAGCTGGCGCGTTATCATTCATTACTAGTATAATATGAAATAATAATGAATTTATAAAAACGCATGATATGCTTATATATCGGTTCAATACGCAATAAATAATACCGGTATATTGTAACACGAACGACGCGAACCGTAATGGCGGAATTAAGTTCATCTGTCGCTATTTTCTATTTTTTGGCCGTATTTGGCGCATATTCGTATTACAAACATACCAAAAAGGGTGTGCTCACTGGCGGGATTACTTTTATGTTTTTCTTAGTGCTTATCATCGGCGAATACTTTATTAATCTGGCGATGTCCAAAGATATTTGTGGATTCGACCAAGAGAAAACCGCGTTAATAGCTACTATATTACCATGGTTCTTAGTATTGGGTGTATTGAAAGCCGCGCTGGTCGTCTTTCCGGGTTGGCTGACGCCATTTAGCAACACATTCGGTTATATCTTTGTTTCCACAGTAACAGACTTGAAAGATGTATTTAATAATATTTTAACACCGCAGTTTGATTTAGCACCGGCATCACAAAAGGGTCCATCGGTCATGTCTGGAGGAGGCGAACAAATAAATCAAATCGGTGGAGCCGGCGATAACACCGGAAGTCTTCAAGACCGCGCAGATATTCCCGCCGACGAAATAAAGAATAAACGTGATATCGGGCGGGCTTTAGAACAAATTTATACCGACCAATCAATTCTTCTTAACGAACTCAACCTCGATAACCTAGACAGGTTCTGGGACAGTTTCAAAGAGTCACGGCTTATTCGCGTGTCTGCGAAAGTAGAAGATTTGGAAAAAATACGGACATTCTTAATCATGAAATCGATCGTCGGAGAGTTTATTTGGCTCGTATTATGCGGGTTGTTAGTTGTAAGTATAAGTTACAATTATATACTGAATATGGGTTGTTCTTTTACACCTGAACAACAGAAGATACGTGCTCAGGTGCTTAAAGAGAAGCAAGAAGAGGCGAAGAAGAAGGCGGATGCGGAGAAGAATAAGGTGATGACGATTACCAGTTAATTCGTTAGACGAAGACCCGTGTAGCCGGCCGTGAAATATAATAAACCGTTACATAGGATAGAATTCCTAGAACGATCGCGACGAGCCAAATCGGCAAGATGGTCTTACTCGAGTATCCGATCCCGAATTCGCGCAAGCTACCGTCTTCGTTATATATAAATGCGGGATTCATGTATTGAACCAGCATAAATACGATGACGTATAACAGAATCGCCGCTCCTGCTAAATTATTTCGGATGAGGTTTTTGATCGCGTTCATTCTTTTTTTGATGGGTGTAATGTATTGTAATAGCCTACCTACTAGTATATTACAATATAACATTTAATGTTATTATAACATTTCGTGTTATTACATTTATCTACTCTTCGTCGTCGTCGTCGTCGTCGCTCTTCTTTTTATTCGTTGCTTTCTTTTTCTTCTTTTTCGGTTTCTCGTCGCTGTCCGCGTCGTCGTCGCCGCCATCGCCGCCATCGCCCTTGTCATTAAGTGTCTTATCTAATTTCTTTATATTATTAATCGCATGTTTTATGGCACATATGAGAAAATTCCAAGCCTCCTTCGTTTTTTTATCAGCATTCTTCACTACATCTAAAGTTTTGACTTCATTCAACATTTTTAGTAATGACTCTCCGGCAATAATCGCCTTCTTAAATTCAGTTGTTCCATTATTTTCTTTGTTAAAATCGTCTAATAATTTTTGGACGGGTCGTTGTTCGCCGAACACATTAAATTGCATTTCACCAGAATCAGATTTATTATAAGTGTTCATGAATAACACGTATACAAGTATAATAAATGAAAATAAATCTTTGATTTCGTTTTGTGCTTTTTCAATTTTTGATTTTGCTTCGGGGTCTTCGCCAATAGGTTTCAGTAACTCTTCGGTTTCTTTCGTGAGTTTAAATTCGCCTCTGTCTCCGTCAAATGTTGCGTATTTGAGTAACGTTTTTTTAAAATTATCATTTATTTTTTTCAAACTTCCTATCTTATTTTTTTTATCTATTTTTGTTTCGGTAAATCCCATCTTCGCGCATTCTTTGTCGGTGTTACCGCCTTTCCCACCAATACTAAACCCTTCATTCGCCCCCGCGAAAAGCGTCCCCGCAACGACCGCCATGAACGCCACGAAAATCGCGATGCCGCCTCGTTTATAATAAAGGTAAAGTAGTATCGCCGAGAGAATAATATAAATCACCGTGGTTTGATTCAACATCGTCGTCAACGGCGTTCTCTTCTTTATATTATTCAAATACTTTTTTATTAGTCCCAATCACCTGCGCTGCCACCTCCACCGCCTTCGTAGGGTTCGCCTTCGTCGTCGTGTCGGTGGATATATGCGGTATCATCTTCTCCCGCGTCATCATCTTCCGGAATACCTGACGACATATCCAGTTCATGCGCTTCTATTTCGGCGGCGGTGCGATCGGCTTCTAACGCATCCATCACATAAATCTCTCGGTTCATATCCGTGACATAGTCTCGACGACCAACTTGACGCTCCTTCTGCGCAATCTTCTCCATCTCTTCGCGTTCTTCATCATAATAATCTTGGTCATATATTACTACACCCGTCTGCGACGTTCCGCGGCTCCATATTCCCATCTTGTGCGTTTTCATCATGTTCTCCAGTTGGCGTTCTCCCACAGACATCGCACCAATTCTCTCGACAACCCCGTCCTTTTCCTTGTCTTTGACGCGCGTGAGTTTTTCCTTGATATTCGCAAGATTAAAGTTGATCGACGCCTTGTCTTTTTCGATCATGCGTAAATATGCGACCATGAGTTCGCTTACACGTTGGCCAAGCGCCTTTTTATCACCGAGTAGAGTATCCATTTCAGAGAGAAGTTGACCTTTATCTGCTGCGGCAACATCTGCCGAATACAAACGGGAATGGGGGTCAATATCATCGCGCTCAGCGTCTTCTTCTTCGTGGAATGCGGCGGTTCGGGCGATTGCTCCGGCAGCAGTCTCAGTCATCTTTCGTCCCTTTGTTCCGGTTTTACTGGGCTTGGCTTTCACCGCCGCCCCCGCACCCGCACCATTTCGGCGAATCAATCGTGTAGGCTCTGTCTGATAAATCGTAACCGGCGTTTCTACAACAAGTTGAACAAAGGTTCGCATAAACGAGAGAAAGTAGAAGAGATACAAGTTACGCACGATATTACGGTCGAATATAGAATACATCGTAAATATATTCTTGCGAGTAGAATGTGGAACCTTCTCTCCGAGTTCTTTTTCAATATCTACTTCACGCGGGACCATCGCGCTGAGGCCACCACCACCTACCCCTTGAACTGCCATCGCCGCCGCTGCCGCAGCAATCTTCGCATCTTTCTCTTCATCAAAAAAGATTTCCGCCATAAACGGCGTATTCTCCATCATCACCTTCAAATCACGAACGTGATGTTCCGCATGACGCAATACCTCTTTAATGACGTGATCGTTATAAAATGTTTTGAGAGATGTATAATGTGACGAAATAATGCCTTTCACGTCTTTCATATGTGTTTGAGATAACCCCCAATGCTTCGGTATATTCGTATCATCGAAATCCACGCCGTAATGAATAATCGACGGTATGACATCGATGAGGCGTGTCAGCGTATTCTTCATGAACTGGATACTTTTTACAGTCGTTTCATCAGTGGATGACATAAGAACGGTGCTGCTCTTGTTGATTTCGAATTCGAGGATTGTATCCACGATACGCTCAATCTCTCGAAATTTGGATTTCGTTTGTTTCGCATATTGTTGAATAAACCCAACGACGATTGCGCGAAGTTCGCGATTCTTTGTCTGTAGATAATTCTTTAGATCGCGCATCTCTTCAGTGTCTTCTTGGACGTATTTCGGTGTTTGTGAATTCAGATTCGCAAGGAGAAGTTGTCGCAGTTCTCTCGGAATGATACAACTGTCAAGTTCGCTCTCGCGCTCGCGCTCGCCTGCGTCTTCTTTGTCTCGGCGTTCCAACGAGAGAACCGCATCTTGAAATCGTTGAAATTGGGTGTTTTCCTGAGGCCGAACCTTCGCCGATGTTTTATAATTCGCATCCACCATTTTATAACCATTCACCGCTTTTAACAATCGCTCGAGGCTTTTATCATCGAAAATATTCGAGTCCTTCTTCAGTTTTGCTATCTTTGTATCGATTGTATCGGTGGACATCCAGTCTTGGGGTCTAGGTGGACAAATCTCTCGAAGTGCTGGATGAAGATACAACGCGACGGCAACAGCAACCGGATTATCACCTCCTTCGGATGCCCCCGATGCCGACGCCGACGCTGATCCTGCGTATTGTTGATTCATCCGACAATAATGAATGAACGCGCGATATATCGTTTGCTCGTTGAACGACGCAGGAATATTCGGATATTGAAACCGTGTTTCCCGATTGTCGATAATCATCGTCGCCCGGGTCATCACCGCCATATCTCTCAACGTTTTCGTCAAGAATCCGATAATCCGGTTATGGTGATGAATATTCTGCTCACGCTCCATAAAATAGTCGATGACACGCTTGCTACGACGGTCGATCGGTTCATTACAGCACGCGTTTTCAAGGAATGGCTCGCTCGCCATATTCAGCAGTAATGGACTACTGTTTTTCACGACATGATGAATCAATTGCTGTATCGAGAGACCGAAATATTGACACTTACTTTCGAGAACCGCGAGTTTATCATGCTGACCATGATACCCGCGTTTCATATCTGTAATCAGCTGATTCGTAAAATCGGCGGCAACATTCTGAGGCGTCGGCATATTATCGAGAGATTTCATAGGCGGCATGAAGTTATCCCACCGTAAGATCGAGAGATTTTCGGGAATCGCTTCTCCCGCTGCGCCTGCGCTACTTTGTCGCAAATAATCACGCTTGGTTTGAAGTCGTTCTTTCATCGCAGGCTTGGTAAGAATCGATGTATCCATTAACGTCTTCATTTTTGCCAAGATATCACCCTCTTTCTTGAATGATTTCAGCGTGTTCCATGGCTCGATACTCGTCTTAATCTTATACGCAATACACGCAATATACATGAGTCCGCTCATATCGCCGTCTCCATCGATTGGATATCCCGAAAAAGAGCGAATACACCCAGCATGCGTTTTTCGCGTCTTTGGAGAGGGTATCGCGCACTGAATCGAAATTCCGAGATAGCATAGTGTAAGAAGGAGCAACGTCTGGAAGAATATCTCTTTATATGGAGGAAGATGCTTCCCTTTATCTCGAAACATACGTTCGGATTTCTCTCGGTATTTATCTTCCGTCGGAACCGAGGACTCAAGAAGAGCGAGTGTGTTCTGAATAATAAATTCTCGTTCACTATGTAAATCAATACCAATATATCCGGTCATCGTTGTAATGATATTATTGATAATACGAGCATTCGGGCTGTCATATTTTTCGAGAATACTGAGCCCAGCGAGACCACCCACGCCACTACCGGCATCACCACCTTTTGCCCCTGCGACCGGTTTTGCCACTTTCAACACACCTTCCCCCAGATCAGCTTCAATTATATCTCTCGTTACAAGTCGGAAACCTGCTTCATCAAACCCCTCTTCGGTGACATGTTCGATTTTCTTGATCAGTGCTCCGCTATATTTATCAACCCACGCTTCACCATCGTCACTTATTGTGCCGCGTTCTTTACATATTGTGTCGATCACCACAGACAACGAATTCGTGCCACTTCCGCCTTGAAGAAATGCCACCGCAATCGATTCATAAAATGACGGAAGTAATTTTGCGTTTGATTTAATACAGTATAACCAATTCGGGTCTTCATCCATGATTTCATTTGCCTTGCGTGTAAAGCTCGTAATAAATTGAAGAATGTCATGCTGACGTTTGACGAAATCGGTTTGTGCGATAATCTTGTCTTTGAGCGGCTCCATCGGCGAAATGATCGCGTCGATATCGTCGCCGTCGCCGTCGCCGTCGCCTGCAGAAGCACTAGTGGCAGCATGAAACCCAAGCTTATATTTTCGGTCGTTGTATTTATAAAAATCTTTATTCTGGATTTCGCTGATACGCGCGATAGTTTTCAAGTCATATTCGAATTTCTTATTAACAAACTCCATGAAATTCTCTCGCGTCACTTGATACTTGACGTCGAATTCCGCCTTCATTTTATCCAAAAACGATTTTTTGATAGCGTCGGCCCCTTCCTTACTCGTGAAAGCACCGACGACAGAACCCCCACCGCCCCCGACGCCACCGACGCCGCCAATTTCACCTGCTTGAGCTATGAAATCTCTCGATGCCTCCATCGCCAAAGGAATACAATCCCGATTCACATTACAAAAATAATTACGGTCGCTGCTTGGAATCATATCAGGAATACTCGTATCACGCACCCATCGCCCATTCTCTCGTTTGTAATACAGAAACCGGGTTTCGGTTGTTCCGATGTCGTCATATTCACTCGGAAATCCTTGTCGCGAGGTTGTCGACATCGCTGGTTCGACATACTCTTCTTCTTCTACAACCGCGTAATCCCCGTCGCTAACTGGGCGCAATCCCGGTCCCACCATAATCGCCTCCGCTTCTTTTTTGGCTTGTTCATAGGTCATCTTCTTCTTTTTGATGAGTTCATCCACTAAAAACATGGAAAAATCGACGGAACTCATCGACTCTTGCTGCTCACGATATGACTCTAAAAACTCGTAGTCTGTATTATCGTATTTCTTATCAAAGAAAACAGGTTGGTCGCTGTCGTTATCTTCTTCAACCGCTTCTTGATTCGGATAATTCTTCGCGAGCACCATATTCAGGCGGCGACTAGACGGTGCCGCTGACGCCCCCGACGCCGCCGCAGCACCTCCAGGTGCCCCTCCACGCATCGCACCCGCATCACGTAACTGTTGGCTTTGTTCGCCGAGAACGAGATTGAAATCAAAGGGTGTAATAAGATCGGTGGTCGTGATTGCGACAGCGTCCATATATAACTTCGCATAATCCACCGCAAGCATACGCGCAAGAAGTTCCGACGATGACAGTAAATGTTCGTTGTAATCGGTCTGTTCAGCCATTCCAGCGGCGTAAGCGCGACCACGCATCTGTTGACGTTGGCGTTCATCAAATCCTCCTGCTGAACCAGGCGGTGCGGTTGTTGCCGATCGAACTTGCATATCTGAAAATCCGTATGCTTTAAATACATCCGCGTCCATCATTCGCCCCGTCGCAATCAGTTTGTATATCATGCTTACACCCAAATAACGGACATTATAATGGTAAGAACGAAGACGCCCGAACTTTCGAAAATTCGTGGCATAATTCCGCTTATATTCGAGCACGCGTTCATATAAAAATGTCACGATTTCGTCATATTGTTTCACGTTCAGATCTTCTTGATAGATGAGAAATGGTTCGATGAACGCAAGAACATCTTGAAGTGTAAGACGACCATGGATATATTGACGCATCATTTCGAAAATATTACGGGTTTTCGGTATAATAACTTCAAGGAACTTCCGGTATTTATCGCGCTCGTTCATCGCCGCCGATACGCCGCCGCCGCCGCTGCCGCCACCACCGACCACAGCTTCTGGTTCAAGAACAAACTGCTTGATCTCATGAAGAAGCGAATGTGCGTTCAATTCAAGCGGTGTATCCAAATTTCGCACATCATGAGTTGTCACCGACATAAGTTGACGCAACATATCCCAGTAATGAACATGTTTGGTATTAAGATCGGATTTATCTAAAATATTAATATTTGGAAGTGATATACGCGAATAGTTGATAACCGGTTCAGGGAAAGTCATGAATCCGACAATATTCATGCGGTCATTCGGTGTAAGATTGGTAAATTCGGTGGTTCGTTTAAGGATTGCGCTAGGACCAACGGCGGTTTCAGTAGCACCGGTATTCGACAAATGAACCTTTGAGAGACCAAGATTGTATTTCTGTGTCACGAAACGACGGCGTTTTACTTCCTCACCATTTACAACCGACGAATAAAAATCGTCCAAATTGTCAATGACCGCGGTGATGTTTTCATTTACCTGACGCGAACTAATAATTTCATGCGTGTATCGCGGTTCGTAAGAGGGTGTAAAATGACGCGCCGAGAGATTTGTCATATATTGTGCGTAAGTGAGTGAACCGTCATACCACTGACGTTGAAGTTGATTTTCTGTCTCTCGTTCTTCTTGAATAAGACGGGGCATGATATCCATTTCAGCGGCGGTTCGTTCATCAATCGGAATATCATATATTACTTTTCTTGATCGAACCACCGGAATAATCCACCGAAGCGCATGATCCATACGCATGAGTGTTTCGATGAGTGGACGGTAGAGTGCGCTTTTATGGGGCGGAATGGATGGGTTGCCATTTGCGTCAAACTGAGAGAATTTATGACGAAGTTCGCGAAAACGAATCACCATCCTTTGAATGTGTCCCATAACAGCACGGTTTTTTTCGGCGGAGGGGACATTCGTTATGAGCGTATCCAATAAATCGTCACACTGCTTGTCTAGATTAAAACGGCGATTCTCGTCCGGAATATCGACGGTCTGAACAAGAACATCTAAGTCTTCACCTACTTCGATTTGATCAGCGTCGATAATGATCGCGCGTAATTTCTCTCGAAGTGCTGATGTTGGAACCATCATTTCTTGTCCGGCAGCGGCGGTAGGAGCAGGAGCAACAGACAAAAGCGTATATTCCGATTCACCCACCGGCTGTTCACTCACGTCTTCTTCACCACCGATTTCAGATTGTCCTCGGGCCAGTTGACGTTGTCGGCGTCTCTCTTCTCTCGGTGTAAGTGATCCACTCGGCTCTGAAGACAACGCATCCATCCCCATCGTCAAAAAACCGGCTTCGGCTCCGGCCGCTGGTTCAGTCGATGAGAATGCGGCAGGAGGCGCACGAATTTTGATCTCTTCAATCGGTATATCTTCTGGAATACCCATGTAACCAAAATTAATATAGATCATTTCATCTTCTGGATATGTGCGTATTTCGATCATGTCCTCTTCCAAATTCGTAATCATACCGGTTATAATCGCAGGCACATCACCCCCGAAACGAATATCAACCCATGTAGACACGACTAAATTATTTTGACGAGCATACCCTTTTTCTTCCGCCCGACTTAAAAGTTTAATGGTTGTTATACTTTCATCTGTGATCTGGCCGGTGGCATCCAGTTTTAAAACACTCTTTTCGAGAGATTCCGTGTCGATAAGCTTGATGATACGCGAAGATACATAGTCAACTAAAAAGATATGTTCGTGAATTTCTTGATGGGTTGGTGCGATAATTTGTATAATATCACCGAGTTCGATTGTTAATGAAAGCGATACTGCGGATTCTTCTTCTTCCACATCAATCGGTTCAAACTCCATGTTATGATATATATAGTTACTATTTTATATATTTTGTATATAATAACCGATATAAAGATTACTTATATGATAATATAGATTATACTCATTATATTCATTATCATAATGTTTTCTGTATCTGCCACCGAGTTTTCCGAGTTGCCCGATTTTGTGAATAAGTTGAAGACAAACACACATGAAAAGGCCGAATTCGATACGATTCGTAATTGGTGTTCCGAGAGAGGATTTTTGCTTCATTTCTCTAAAAGTCACGCATCGTCGTCGTCGTCGTCGCCCGATATTTTCTATACACTAAAATACGACCGTGCTAAATTGACACCTGAACAATTTTCTACACTAGGGCGTTTTCGCTCAGTTGTATTTGATCGTGATGGAAACATTTGTTGCGTTGCGCCTCCTAAGATGCTTACACTTACAGAAGAGATGACGAAATGCGAGGTAAATTCCGTAAACAGCACGTTGTCAGCAGAAGAGTTGGTCGAAGGAATCATGGTGAATTTATTCTGGAAAAATGACAAATGGTATATCGCTACAAAGAGCTGCGTTGGTGAATTATCATTTGATCATATTATTCAAGAAGAGGCGGCGGCACAGGCAGCAGCGGCGGCAGAAGCCGTATCGGCATCTGGTGTAGCAGGAGAGTCAAAAGCATTTCAAAAACTTGGAGTTCAAGAAATTTTGCGTCGTCGTATTTGCGAAGTCTTTTCTTTGCTACCCGGCGGACTTGAGAATGTATCGAAGCAATATTGCTACTCTTTCGTTGTTCAGCATCCGAAGAACCAGATCGTGAATCATATTACGGTTCCGAAATTGTATTTGGTTGCTGTATATCAACTGTCGAAAGTCGGCGAGAACGACAGCGACAGCGGCGTGAATGTAATTCGAGTTCATCGCGATGTTTTTTCACAGAATTTTTGCGGTTCGGTTTCGCATATGCCATCTACGCTGACATGTGTATCGGACAATCTCGAGACCGATGCGGTGGAGTCCGTTTCATTTACTCCTCATACGGTAGCAGACTATTGTAAGTTGTATGCGTCTACTGAGACCCGTAGTGTTTCTTTACCAGGAGTCGTCTTCGTGGATAAGGATACTGGATTCTGCTACAAGAAGCGTAACCCCAAATATGAGAGTGTCAAGAAACGTAAGGGAATGGAGCAGAAATTGGCGGCACAATATCTACAACTTCGTAAAGATCATGGCATCGATGAGTATCTCAAGTATCACCCTCAACATTCGCGTGCGTTTCATCAATTACGAGATCGGCTTCATGAGTATACCCAGAAGCTGTATGACGCATATATCGAGCACTATGTAAAGAAAGACGCAAAGCCCTTGAAGGAGTATGACCGTGAGTTGAAGATCCATATGTATAAGCTTCATTATGATTTCTATTTGGCGAAGATGAAAGAGACCGGCGCAACAATTGGTGTGTTTGAATGCGACTCCTCATACTGAAGTGTCACAAGAAAGGTCAGTACCACGCCATCATAATCACAAAAAGCATATTGAGAGGGCAAAGCCTCAACAAGAGGGAGGAAACGAAGGTAGTGGTGGATCTGGATTTCGAAATACACGTCAATCTTCAAGAGGTGGTGGTCGTCGCATGACTCCATCACTTTCTGTTCAAATTCCCCTGAATGACGCCACAGCATCGAACGAAGATGGAGATCGACGAGTGAAAGGTTCAAAAACCACAGGAACTGTGAAGGTTCAGAATCAGTTTGCTGGGTTAGATGTGGATTGATTCGTCAGGTGCGTGGGTGATAAAAAAAATTGATTGATAATAATGCGAATATGTAATATTATCAAACGAACGAACGAACGAACGAACGAACGAACGAACGAACGAACGAACGAACGAACGAACGAACGAACGAACGACGATGTCTACATCAGGAATTCCGATTACACCTCCATCAACGCCTTATCCAGAAGACACGTCGGTGTTTTTCGGTTGGTATTCAGAAGCAGCACAAGCCATGCGTGTGTCACACCCGTCCCAACATCAACTTCATGGAAAAATCATAACAAGCCCGCCATATTGTTACTGGACGCAAGGCGACAAAAAAGTGCTTGTGACCGAAGTCACGCATACCAGCATTCCAACGCAGCGTCAGGCGGCGAATGGCGACATTTGTGTTGGACAGGTCGATAAATATTGGGGAAGATCGTATTGGAGGCTATAGGGTTACCGGTTAATGAATTGAAACTATTTTTTAAACCAACTAGGTTTCCCGATTCCATTCAACGTACCCAATATAATTATAGAGTATTTATTACGTGAATGGAATGGAATAGAATTGAATCGAATCGAATCGAATCGAATACCTAAAAGCGAATAGTTCCACCGACCATTCCGCCAACATTAGGGCGACCAGACCAGCCACCGTTGTTTTGGCCTTCAGCCCATACATTTCGGTTAGGGCCACCAACGGTCACGCGGCCGGTGCCGCTAAAGCCTTGATTGTTGGCGTTGAATGATCCGGAGACACCCGCAGGGGATGTGCGGGGATTGGGGTTGGGGATACGGATAGTTTGCATCGAATGAACGAACGGAGGGAGGGAGGGTTTCAAAGAGCGTTTTATGATACCTAATGAGAAAATAGTTTTATGTTGGTTTATGGAACACGCATGACCGCTTGGGCAACGGACACTTCAAGAGCACGACCAGATAATCCGGTGGCAACACCGGCAGCTCTGGCTTGTCGAGCCGCTGCGAATTGTGCCGAATTTAGCGCACGATCGGGACGCTGACCGGGGACAAGCGCACCGGGAGGGTTTGATGGAGAGAATGAGAGAGACGGGCGAAGGATAGGACGAAGAGATGTCATGTAGTAAATAAGTAAGTATTTGATACTACTACATGAGAAAAATAGTTTTATTATTTCGATATACACCGACCGAAAAGCGTCGTTGGGGGGCGCAACCCCCTCACCACAGCTTCGCCTCCGCGTGCTGAAACGGCCTCGCAGCCTTCTCCACCACCAGCGGTTCCGGCATGAACATCGCCATCCTGTCAAAGAATTTCACCTCCGGTAGTTGTTTCAACTGAGGAACGACGGGCGCCTGCGGTTCTACTAAATTCGTGGAATTAATACCAAATAATGCGGATTCGATATCCACCGAATTACGCGCGAAATGCTCGCGGGACATCTTGGTGGGGAGGATGCCTACACTTTCGTAGGCGAGGGCGGGTGCGTATGCCTTACCTGCATAGCTATTTTCAAACGCGACATAATTGCGCGCGAGGTTTTGGGTGTTTTGCTCGATTTTAAAATCGGTGCGTGTATTTTTGTTTCGGGTGGATGCCATAATGAAATGAAATGGAATGTATATTGAAATACTATTATATAATAATCACGATTCACAACGCCTAAAACATCGTCCGCCAACTTTCTATAATTTCGTCACGCAGATTTTGCGGTATTTCTTCGCCGTGTTTGGCATGACGAATACATCTGTGAAAAAGATCAAACAACTGAAATGAAAACATCATACAAAAAATCATTTCAGAATTGTCATTCACATGGAATGATGACGATGATGCTAGCGGGTCATGGTCGCGGTCGTGGTCGTGGTCGCGGTCGTCTGATGGCGTATTTGCGTTCGCGTGATATAGCGGGTGTGCTTCTAATATCTCTCGGATTCCTCGATTCTCTCTAAATCGTTCATATAAATCGTCGATAACCGCCGAAACAATATCCGGATGATACTCGTGATCGTTAATTCCGAATGCCTGTAAAAACTGAATCCGAAACAACGAATCTTGGTCGTCTGGATCTTCAATCATTTTGTATGTAGGAACCAAGTCGTAGTTGTAACCCGATAAATCCAATTCTGTAACAATAACTTCATGAGATTCATCATCTAATATAGTGGCAGGACGCTCATTCGATGTCATGGTTTTTACGAAAAATAATCGTATATATAATAGTAGATATACCTACCTTTATATAATATCGCCTCGCATCGCCTCGCCTGTTAGCGAGATCCGCTAAACAAATGCTCTTGATCACGAACCAACTCGCGTGATGGCACACCTCCGCGAATCCAACCATTCACTGCCGCACCTTCCACATAATTCGCAGGATTGTTGATCGTCGACTTAAATTCCTCTTGAAGAGGATAGTCCGAGTGAGCAGAATTCAACTGCTCGGAGAGTTGCGTAATACTCTTCTTGTTGGTGTTCATATCTCCTTGAAGCATCCTCGATTCAAAATCGACATTCACCGCGCCGCGTCCTAAATAAGGGACGGTCTTGAAGGGGCGCTCCAGAAGGCTTAACTTACACTTCGCATGCGTGTTCAGACTTCCGATTGAGAGCTCAGAGTTCGTGTCGATATTACATCCACCAAATCCCGTATGATGACCGCCCTTGTAAAATACGTTGGGCTGGCTCGTCGCGAATTGAATCGGGCGTTCCATTTGACAGTCAGTGGAAAAAAAGTTGTTCAGCGCATAATTGGCCGCATTCAAGTTTTGAACGTTGCGTTGCGAGAGATCACCTGTATCGCAACCGATACGCGACATATTATCAAAAGCAAAGTTATGAACGTAGGCCATTTTTCACGGATTGGATTCCTTTCTTGTATTCTATGCATATAAATAAATAAATATTGATGCGTGGGTGTATAAATATTTATGCGTATAGCGTCTGTTTCTCTGTCTAAATACTTGGCGTTCGGCGTTTACTGCCCAACAATCGCCCCAAGACGAGAATTGATACGGCCACATGCGAATTCGTCGCCTTCCTTACATGACTTCATCTCTCCATAGCAGAACTTGGCAAATGCGTCTTGGTCATTTGGTATCCTTGTATTCGCCACCGGATGAAACTGGCGCATAGACGAGTCAAATGCGGCATTATCACCTAAAGTTCCGAACAATTTTCCGTATGTTTCCTCCGGTGTATGATTCGGTGCTTCCGCGGGAACATTCGAACCTTGGTATATCACATTACTCGCGTTGGTGTCGAAACTTCCACTGACGAATCGTTTGGTCGCTTCGTTAATATCGGCCTCTACAGCAGGATTAAAAGAAGGTGCGGCATTACGACGTTGCGGGTCGTCGCCAATTTCTGGAATAAGCGGATTCATGAGTGGGTTCTGCGGACGAGGCGCCGTAAATTCATCGCGCATCAGCTCATACATCTCCGGCTTGTCGATATTATTCGAGAAACCCTCTTTTGTTTTCAAGATCTGTTTTGCCTTTTCTGTTTCCATACCAGCTTTGCCTTTGTGAACAAAATTATAGATCATGACAATAATTCCTAAAGTAATTGCGCCGAGAATAAATAGTGAAAAGGATGATGTGAGTAAGTAGCCTAAAATAGTGGCGAGGATGACGAAGCGGGTGATTGCGTTCAGTTTTGCGGGGGGTTCCATCGACTTTTGCGGCCATATCTCGCGAATATATTCCTTGTTCATAAGAACTGCTGGATCTTCCATCCAAAATACTTGGTCTTTGCTCATTTCTTTCGTAGCTGTGCGGTAGTAATGTAATCTAAATTGATACTATATAATATACTTGAATACTTATATATTATCTAGATTGTTTGTTCGTCCGCCGCTTCCGCGTTCGCATTCGCCGCTACCGAACAAACCCTGATACGTCTCGGCTTAATCATTTTTCTCTTTCGCGGGTGCGGATGCGGATGCGGGTGCGGGTGCGGGTGCGGGTGCGGGTGTGGGTGTGGGTGCGGATGCGGATGCGGATGCGGATGCGGATGCGGATGCGGATGCGGGTGTGGGTGCGGCAGGTATACGTGGTGTCTTCGCCGGCTTTTCTCCCGCCTGAAATACTGCGGTTGTAGCGCCGCTCTGTAAAGAAGCAGCAGCAGCGGCAGCAGCCTGTTTATCCTGAACCTTCTTCAACAATCTCTCACGCATCTGTGCTTGTTTCATATTACGGTTCAATTGTGACTGCATCGCTCCGAAATTCACTTTCCCACCACCAGCTCCACCTCCCATGCCTCCCGGCATATTCATTCCCATCTTACTCAACATACTCGCCAAATTATTCATTCCAGGCATGCTCTTCATCTTCGACATAAGTTCGCTTGCCTCCTGCATAATCTCACTCTCCTTCAATTCACCCGACTTCAACTTTGAATCAAGTTTAGATCCCACCGTCTTAATAATTCCCGACAATTTGCTCGGGTTTTTAAGAAGTTGCTGGAATACACCCTTCATCGACGTCTCATTCTCCATATCCAAATTCAGGTCTGCTGCGGTCTCTTCCGCGATTTCCTTGGCGAGCTTTCCGATCTTTCCATTCAGAATACCTGAGAGATGTTCATGAATCGAACTCGCATCGGGCATCGCATGGGCGGCGGACCCAGACGACGGACCAGCCGACTGTTGCTGTTGCTGTTGCTGTTCTTGCGCCGCCTGTCCTTCAAATGCCTGATTCATAAACTCGGTTGCCTTCTTAAACGTCTCGTCGAGGTTTGGCGGTTGGCTATCATCAGCTCCGTCTGCTGACCCGAACATCGACCCCATCTCACTAATCACCTCTTCAAGCTTCGTCTTCAACTCGTTATTATCGATCGCTTCAAATAGCTTGGCGGTGTCGCCGAACGAACCCATGTCCGAGAGATTATTCACGATGGAAAATAGGATCAGCTGAAGATACTTCCAAATCGTGTCTTTCGTATTCTCGGTAATATCTTCGGTCGCCCAAATCTCTCGGAAATCAACACCTGGAAGGAACTCGGTGCTCGTCTCCGTCTCTGCCGCCGTTACCGCGAACATCGCATCATTCTTATAAAGAATATCAAAAAAACGGACAGGATATACGCTTTTGCAGTGCGTGTATAATTCAAGATACAACTCATCGGGCATCGGCTTCATCTCATGTGAATATCCTAAATACGTCGAGAGAACCTCATGGTATTCTGGGAATGTTCCATCGATATCGCGCAGAAAATCGAGGATTATCGTTTGAAACTCGGCGGAGATGTCGTTGATTGTGATTTGTTTGTCCTTTGCTGACGTAGACGTAGACGCAGGCTTTGACTTATGCTTATTTCCCGCTTTCTTATGTTTTTGACCACCCATGTTTGTGTTTTTGAATATGTATTATTACTATATCAAATATTTAAGTTGGTTAGTATGTCTTTTCACGTGAATGAATGAATGAATGAATAAAATTGATTTGTATATTTCTCTAGATAATCAACATTATGATACAAGTAACGCTACGCTACGCTACGCTACCTCGATGAACGCCGCTACCACCGACCCCGCCGACCCCGCCGCCTACCCCATCCCACGTTTCAAAAATAAAGAACAAGAAGATGAATACGCACGAACACATACCCGCAAATGTTCGAAATGCGCACTTGAAAAGGCGCTCACCGAATTCGAGAATAATACATCCGGAAGTCAACCATACGACAAACAAGGGTATCGCCTGAAACGCCCTGAATGCCGAGAATGTAGCCGCGCTGCGAAAAAAGGACTTGCTGACGCAAAAAGGGCCGCGAAAGAAGCGGGTATTTCGACCACACCAAGCGAACACGATGTTTGTGCGATTTGCCATAAAAAAGGCGATGACCGACACGGTCTTGTATTCGATCATGACCACATTACCAATAAATTCCGCGGATGGTTATGCGACCCATGTAATCGGTCGATGGGTGGCGGACATGGCGATAAACTGGAAACGCTCGTTGCGCGATTTGCCTATATTTGTAGGACGGACCAGCGTCATGATTTTGTGCTTCGAGAAACGGTGCGTGTTGCGCTTGACGCAGCGAATCGTATATACCCAGCAGATACGACAAAGCCGACGATCGACGAAATCATCACGTTTATTACAGGAAAACAACCTTAATCTACGCCCTCGGAATCTTCACACCGAGAATCGACTGGATTTTATTGACATGGGTCGGATTATAAACACAGTTACCTCCACGCTCAATCTCGGCGATGATACTTACATCCATATTACACTTTTGTGCCAGTTCTTTTTGGGTGAGTTTTTTTTCGCAACGCGCGGTTCGGACAGCGTCACTTGTGGCTTTCGCGACGTATTTGGTCTTTTTTGCCATGTCGGCGTCGTCGCTGGCGCCTGTGCCTGTGCCTTTTGATGCGGAAGTGGTTGCCGCCACAACAGCGGACGCTGAATTCTTGGTGGCGGCCATCGATGCGAGTGTTTGAGGTCGTGTTGCTGCGTCTTTATATGACGACGCCGTTGATGAGGTGGGTCTCGTTTTACTCATCGCGACAGGTGTCCAGTCCTGACAATCGGGGGCTTCACGCTCGGGTGTGCTATAACGGTTTCGTTGGATGTTGGATGACATTATAATGACAAAATTGACAGTCGTTATTATGTGTATAAGTGGTAGATTTATATCAATTTTATTCGGAAAAGATATAGACATATGTCACGATGACTATATACTACTACGTGCGTGTCATCGTCGTCGTATATGACCTGGCTACTCGTCCTAAATTCTATATTCTTTGTAGCAACATTAACCGAATACCTCATCTGTATGAAATATATTACAAACAATTATGAATACAAAAACGAATGGTTCAACGTTCTCTTGAGTGTAGTATTCACACCGTTTTATGGATGTTTGTTTATCCGTAATTTCTCATGGGACCGTGCGAAAGCCTATTTTGCGCCGGAACGCCGCGCTGTGCTTAAATATCCCGTTTTCACCGGTGTCCTTTATACCGTCGAAACCGTATTTGTATTTTACGCGCTAAATACCGTGACCTTGAGTTATTATACAATACTGCGTTCCGGTTTCATTATTTTCAATATACCTTGGTTCAAATTTCTCCTAAAAAAGCCGGTGACGCGTTTGTATTACGCAAGTTGCGCTGCGTTGGTTGTATCACACGCGTTTGCGACCGGACAGTATATCCTTCAATACAACGACAGCGGTAGTGGCGGTGGCGGCGGTAGTGGCAGCGGTAGTGGCGGGGGTGGCCTCGTCGTTCAGAATACCGTCATTATATTCGCGTCTTGTTTTTTGAATTCCGCCTATAATAACATGATTGAATACGCGATGAAACTTCACGGCGATACGATGTCGAATATCGATTTTCAGGTCCTATTTCAAGCGACGTATTTCGTGCTTGCTGCTCCATGGGCCGTCATTTATACTGTGAAACATACACCACCGGTGAGTGTGGGGGCGATAACGATGTATTTCTTCATCGCATTCGGCTTACAACTTTACATGTTCAATAAAATTTATATATTGAATACTCCGCAAACCCTGATTCCGGCGAATATCCTTCTTAGCGGATTAGATCTGGTTCGTCGTGTCATCCAACTCACCTATTCATTCGTATGCTTCAACGAGCCGTTTGATTCGGTAATTGGGATATCGTTGGTGTTTCTGGGTTTGTCGGGTGGGTTATTGCTATATCAGTATATCCGCGATTATCGCCAGCGCGTCGCGGGGCATCATAAAATGCTGGAATTGCCTGAATTCGACCATGGGTATGAAGGAGGCGATGAAAAAAATATAAAGGAAGAACCGGTTTAATTTATTCGCGGCTATTCGGCCTTATCGGCCTTCATCGCAGCAACGGCTTCGCTGATTCGCGCACACGAAAGATCGAAATATTTCGGAATAAGTTCCATCCCGATAAACTGGCGGTTGGTATGAATACATCCGATTCCTGTTGTGCCTGACCCCATCGTATTATCGAGCACGACATCGCGCGGGTTTGAGAATGTTTTAATGAGATACTCGATGAGTGCGACGGGTTTTTGCGTTTCATGGATCGTATCCGATTCGATATTGAACTCGATGAGCTCCGTGGGATAATTCTTGAATGTTTGCGTGTATTCGCTTTCACCGATGAGTTTATTATTTGGGCCAAGGTGGTGACTCTGATTCAGCATTTTTCCGATACGTTTCTCGGAGTTTTTCTTCTTGATTTCGACCGCGACTAGGTCTTGGGGATTATACGTCATATTGCCCTTATGCCTTGAAGCAGCAGCAGCACCACCCGGCGAGAATACGCAAATATCCTCGGTGCATTTCATCGGGCGATAATTCGCCAAAAGATACTGCGTCGTCTTGTTTTTCTTCCAAATCATCGTATATTTGAACCATTCGTAATTGCCTGCGATGAGTCGTGTCGTGAATGGCTGTTGGCCGAATAGAACAACCACACCGGTTGGTTTCACGAGTATGCGGCGGTATTCGACCCATAACTTATCGATATCGATGACACTATCCCATTTACATTTCGTTGTTCCGTAAGGCAAATCGCACAGAATAAGATGAACGCTATCGTCGGGAAGCGTTTTCAATAATTCGAGACAGTCGCCTTGGATCAAGCGAATATCTTTGTGGAGTGGGGCGTCGCCTTCGGTGGGAGTGACGTTGAGAGGGATGGTGGGGGCGGTGGCGGCGGCGGTGGCGGCGGCGGTGGTGGCGGCGTCTGGCTGCTCGTCGTCTAACACCTTGTCACATACATGCGGTGCGACGGCAGGGTCAGCTTTCTTAATACGTATGATCTTCTTCTTGATTTCGGGTGCGGCGATGGTGGTGGCGGGTACGGGGGGTACGGGGGGTACGGCGGGTACGGGGGTGGCGGGTACGATGGTGGCAGCGGTGGCGGTTTTTTTCGGCATTATAATTCGATTTCGTTATCTTTACTATTCTTCACGGTAAGTAATTTATATCAATTTTTTACCGTGAAGAACGGTGAAAAGCAATTGAAGTGAAGGTATACATAAAATACAGCGAAATTCATAAGGAACATGACTTCAGTTGCGAAGATAGGTGCGTCTTGTAGAACGCCAATAACGGTGATTATCATAAACAGGATTTGCGCATAAAGAAGAATGCGAAGGTCGTCGGATATGCTTTCGTAATACGTATGCCATGTCATAAACCCAATAATCGCAAAGAAGGCTGCCGCAGCGAAGATATAATGGACCGGGTTTGTTTCAGGAACATAAATAACACCGAAAATCCCTAATAAAAGAACAACAATCGCGAATAAGGACCACCATGATGAATTCATATACATTACACAACGCTGATGCTCATAGAGTACAGTAAATACCGCCATTACGAACATACATGCGGCGATAAAGTGTCTCGTTTGGAATACACTCGCAGCCCATCCCAACATTATACTGTCATGTATAGTAAATAAAGGTTCTGTGCTTGTAATGATACTTGAGATACTTCGCGGCGTGCTGGAGGGTTCTTTATTCGACTCAGCGTATTTGTAATAAACATATGCGATTGGTACGATATACGATGCCAACATAAACGCCAACAGACTGTTCATCGGATTCATCCGGGAATTTACTTATTATATTCACTGACAAACGTAGATATAATAAACTTTATTTCTGTACGAACGTAGTATAGTTCGTATACTTCATTCATTCGTATACTTCACTCATTCGTATACTTCATTCATAAACTTCTCTAATTCGCTCCCCTCATAATATGGAATACTTTCTTGACCCGTCATGATTTTCACCGTCTTCCATAGTCGGATAAAGACATTTTCGCTGACATAAGGGACGCCGTATTTTCGGCATACTTCTTCGACATCGCGCTGAATCACCTGATATTCATACGCCGAGAGATCCGGAAAGAGGTGGTGTTCGATTTGATAATTCAGCCATCCTTGTAAATAATCGACGACATTATTGCCTGTGGTATAATTCGTAGATGAAATACACTGACGAAGGAGCCATTCATCGCTTCGCCCCTTCACCGGTGTTCGGTATAAATACATATCACTCCCCGAGTGGTTGGGGACAATAATCGCGAATGTATGAATATTACAGAATAGGTCTGCTAGGATGTAATTCACGACGACATTATTCAGATGCGCGGCGGTGAAAATGGCGGGAAAATATGCGTGGAAGGAATAAATCGCCGCGAAACATAGCACGCGGTAGATTATAATCGGACATAGAACTAGCGTGAAATACTCCACTTTACTAATCCACGACGGCCACTCGTTGAGCATCATTCCAAATAGCGTCATTTGCTTATAATCTTCGTCCTTCATCTTATAATTCAGTTTGGTTGCTTTGTAATATTTATAAGAATTCGACGAATAATAAAAGAGACGCCATGTCAGCGCGAAAAATGCGATAATACCATATTTCACGATACGCGGGGCATTCATCGTACGAAGGAGCACTAGATTATGTTGAACGTTGTCCGGATCGTTATATTCGTTCAGCATATAGTGATGGTAAATATTATGTTCGCATGACCATGCTTCGGGCAGTATATAGTCCATCCAATCGAAGAAGCGGCGCATTTTCACGCCGTATATAAAACTGTTATATTTGTTGTTCTTGGTATCGGTATCTATGGCGGCAGATGCGGTGTATCCTCCGTGGCTTACGTGGTGGCTCACAGTTGTCCAATGAGAACTAATCGATAGACCCATCATTACCCATGGAAATATATAGGACATATCCAAAAATGAAAAGAAGAATCCAGTATAAAACATTAAGTTATTGAATGTAACGATATCTTGAAGATGTATGAGCGCTTGTCGTTGATGTTCTGGTGTGAGTTTCGTGTCTTTGATTGCGCGGATATCGGCGGCCCATTTCGAGAGACGGGTGTCGGGGGTCGGCGTGGTCGGCGCGGTCGGCGCGGTCGGAGTCATGATCGATATATAAACTCTTGTTGTTTACTATTTATACTGACTATATTTTTATCTATTTACTTTATTCAGCCGTTTTTGTAATCGCGTCGTAAAGGACAAAATTCGCCACATTTGCGACCAGGTGAATACTCGCATGGGCATAAGTCGCTGGCCATATGTGTCCGCGATTCAGTAAATATTGGCTTAATCCGTAGCATGCCGCCGAACATCCGATAAGGGCGGTGTATATTCCGATGGCGGACGACGACATACCGTGAATATGTTTGAAAGCATAATACGTTTGATATGTGACGCCGGAAAACACGACAGACATATCCAGGGTTCGACGCCATGAATCGCGGACGGGGTTGCGCCAGTAAAGGAGAGATGTCGCGAATACGCTGGCAGGGACGAGAGCGAGGTGGGTCGTGGTCGCCGCGGGGGCGGCGGGGGTGTGGCCGCATAGATAGCCGACGGTACAGATAACCAAGCACAACGCCAGATAAAATGTGCCTGGGGGAGTGGGAGGGATAGAACCGGTTCATGGCATCCTCCGGATGGGAGTGGCGGCGGTGTCATATTATGTAAAATTGATATATAATGAATACAATATATGTATTTACATAATATATTGTGATGGTTCAACTCATCCCCGGCAACGCCAACCCAACCATGGCCGAAATCGACGCGTTTATTCGCGAATCGCGTATGACATACGACGGTATGACCGCGCTAAAACACGTAGTCCGAGAGATTGAGTGTAAATCGGGCGTCGGTGCTCTACTTCACCCGGCAGAGGAATATTTCGTTACTTGTTATGCTGCCTTTCTCACCGAATAGAAATTTCGAACGTTCTTTCTAACAAGCTTATAACTCCACATAAATCCCATACAATATATCGCCGTAATAAGGAACTGTATCATGTACGGAAACTGAAAAAAGTTGTTTCTGCGGTAGTAAATGAAGAATGACAATTCAATCAGTCGGTAATAAGAATAGATAAGAAGCTGGGCGAAATCGGCAATAATGTTCAGACGAACATAGTGTGAATATTTCTTATGTAAATGGTATGAAATATACAACATAATATTCGATTTTTCAAGAATGTAATATGCGTATAGTACATGTTCTTGAATATCTTCTCTAAGAGACGCGTTCAATATATACATTCCGGCGAGATGGTGGAGAATGAAGGGGGCGCCGCGTTTTACTTCTGTGGCGGCAGTCGTGGCGGTCGCGGTCGCGATACAAGAACAAATGTAGAACAAGTCGTAGATGTAAAACCCGATACTAATATGCGTAGCATAGTCCAAATTATAATTGTAGTTATAATGACCTATATATAATATACAGTGGATGAAACTTGCGATATTGTTTGTCACCGCGGGTGGTTTGTATTTTGCGATTTCGGTTGAAACGTTATTCCAAAAACATACGATGGGGATGAGAAATCCTACGTTCATAAATAATTGAAAATGATATTATTATCAGATACATACACTAATAATATCGTTTTATGTTGAAGAAGCACCATCAACCTCTTTTTCAATCGCTACGCGTTTTGCTACTTTTCGTATCACCTTATCTATATTCCCGTCCTTCTCTCCGTCAGTGGCGACTTTCGAGAGACGGAAGTATCTTTCATTCTCTCGGGTGTTGCTATTCAAACAGCGCGGGTTGGCCTTCGCCCATTCATTTACCAGGATGACATTTTTCTGTTCTACGGCAAGGACCGCGTTTGTCATTTTCTGGTGGTCGGGTCCTTCGCGTTCCCATTGGTTATCATCCTTCACATACAAGGTTTCGCGCTTGACATCACTGCAATGGACTGGTCTCTTGTATATGTCTGTTTTCTGGAGGTTGTCAATGAAGATATTCGACATCCCCTCCACATAGCCGAGCCTATCCACATTTTCCAAGTCGGTCATCGTGAGTTGTATGGAATTTACAAAATCCTTCATGTTCATCGCATCCTTACACTTCTCGTTGAGGAATAGGTTCATGTTGAATGTAGGGTTGTGGCTATTGGTGGTGGTGGTGGTAATCGTGTTATGACTGTTGGTGTTGGTTGGATTGTTCATACAGAATTCGACCAATTTTGACTGTAGTTCTGTATTCTGTTGTATAAGTATCATCATCGCAGACGTTAGTTCCTGATTCTTGGTAATCACTTCGAGTAAATACTGTTCGGTTGGAGTGGTTGTGGTTGTGGTTGTGGGGGCGGTGGTGGATTCCGTTGTTATTTTTGCTTCTTTACATACAGCCTTGTGTTTATATATACTGGTGCGGCATTTGAATGATTTGTGACAAGAATGGCATGTATATGTATTCGAAATATACGATGGTTCTTGGTCTACTGGCATCGTTTTAAGAATATGTTTCTTTCTAGTCAAATGACGTTCATAGTCGGTTTTGTTGTCTGTTGTAAAATTACAAGGTTCGCAATTATAGCATACTCTGGCTTTATCCATTGATGTTATACGTCGGCGTTATATAATAGTTCTACAAAATAAAACGCCTAAACAAATCGCCGCCTCTCCGATGCCTCCGCCGGTGTTGGCAATCCACTTGCGCCGTTTTATGTCCAAAAATTTCAGTAACATAATTTTCACCAAAAAACATGTTTTAACAGCATTTCAGTCACAAAACCATAAAAATATGGGTTTTTGGAAATTGCGCGATTTCATGTTTTAAAAGTCTCCAGCGCAAACGCCATTTTGGACATTTATTTAGATTACTACAAAATGTAACGCCCCCTTATTGAATAAAATGGTCGGTTTACCGCCATCAAACGATATTATCGTAAGAATACAGTAGTAACGCGTAAAATAACATAAACCCCAAAACACCATTTGCACCCCCCAAAACCGTCACTGTAAAATTCCAATCTATAAAATTCCCCATTTTGGGGGATGCAAATTCAAACGGAATATTTTTGGCCGTAAAGTCTTTGAAAAAATAGGGGACCGAGGTTTGAAATTGGAAGTTTTGGAATTGTCATGTTTTGAAGGGAATATTTTTGGCTGAAAAGTAAGATTTTCGAATCATGTGGGTTTCATGAACGATGAACTTTTATGAATCCTCGATTACTTTTAGGTTGTCTTTTTCAATCACCACACGCTTCGCTACTTTCCGTATCACCTTATCTATATTCCCGTCCTTCTCTCCATCAGTGGCGGCTTTCGAGAGACGGAAGTATGTTTCATTCTCTCGGGTATTGCTATTCAAACAGCGCGGGTTGGCCTTCGCCCATTCATTGACAAGGACGACATTCTTATGTTCTACCGCAAGGACAGCGTTCGTCATTTTCACATGGTCTGGTCCTTCACGTTCCCACTGATCGTCTTCCTTGACGTAGAGGGTTTCACGTTTCATGTCACTGCAATGGACCGGTCTTTTATACACGTCGGTCTTTTGAAGGTTGTCAATGAAGATATTCGACATCCCCTCCACATAACCAAGCCGACCTACATTCTCTAGATCGGTCATGTTCAACTGGATGGAATTCACGAAGTCCTTCATGTTCATCGCATCCTTACATTTCTCGTTGAGGAAGAGGTTCATGTTGAAGGTCGGGTTGTTACAGTTGGTGATGGTGTTGTGGCTATTGGTGTTAGTGTTGGTGTTGTTATTGGTTGTGTTTGATAATATACCACTTTTACAGAATTCCATCATTTTGGTTTGAAATTCTGTATTCTGTTGAATCAAAAGCAACATCGCATTTCTTAATTCTTGATTTGCGGTTGTTAGTTCTTGATTTGCGGTTGTTAGTTCTTGGTTTTTTGATACAACATCGGATACATATTCTTGTGATACAGCGTTGCGAACCTCAGCAGTTGAAGCAGTTGATGCGCTCGATTCGTCCTTGCCAGAACACACATTTTTATGCTTATAAATGCTCGTCCTATGTTTGAATTCTTTTTTACATAAAGGGCATGTATATTTATGGCCGGTTGTTGTCGATGATTCATGCGTATTTGTGTGGTATTGGACATTCTTATTATGTTTGGGTGTATTTACATGTCGTTCGTAGTCGGTTTTATTACTCGACGTAAAATCACACAAATCGCAAACGTAACTGGTTTTTAGTTTATGGTATTCCATGGATGTAATCTTTATATTTTATATTACGACAAAAAATACGCCTAAATATACGACCAACGCTTTCCGCGGACGGTTCGTAAAAAAAGTCAGTCACAATATTTTTTATCAAAAAATCGCATTTGTGAGCATAATGCTCACAACCGTATTTTTTTAATGTTTCAAATTTCATATTTTAAAACTTCCACGCGCAAAGGTCAAAATGGACATTTATTTGGACATACTATAAATTACCACAACCATCACACCATAAAATCATATAATTCGCATGATATAATCAATATCTGACGATTATATGATGCGACTACAAAAATACGCACATTTAAAAAAAACGCAATCAATACGGATTTGCATCCCCCAAAACCGTCACTGTAAAATTCCAATCTATAAAATTCCCCATTTTGGGGGATGTAAATTCAAACGGAATATTTTTGGCCGGAAAGTCTTTGAAAAATAGGGGACCGAGGTTTTGAAACCAGGACTTTTGGATTTTCATGTTTTTGAACGGAATATTTTCGGCTGAAAAGTCATTCAAACTTATATTTTGGATCGTATAAGTTTGAAGGTTTGAAATTTGAACGAAAAGTATTCATTCGAACGGAATATTTTTGGCTGAAAAGTAAGATTTCCGTGAATCATCCCAACGTGAATTCTAAACCTAATATAATGGCGATCATCGAGAACCAACTAAACGCGTAGTTCAACGAAGCACCGCGGATTTTGCCGTAGGCTCGCGCCATGAAGGGCAGCATGATAAAAAAAAGCACCCATGATAAGAACCAACCGGTGAATGCGTAGGCAGAGAACCGGATGATTTCGTCATATTTGTGGTAAAGCTGGCGAAGAGTGTCTATGGACATATTCGATAAAATTGAATAATACTTATAATACTATTATAAATAAACATAAGAACAGACGATCAAATAGATATGTCACACAACGGCTACATCTATATTCGCAGACATTCGGCATATGACGCCTTCAACGCGTGTAAATTAGGAAAAACAACAAATATACCAGATCGAGATTCAATATATGCGACTGGTGAGATTATAAGAGGACGTTTTGTGGTCGTCCTCGAAGTTTCGTTGTCTCAAATGAGTATTATTGAACGATTTCTCCAGCATGAGTTTCAAAAGTATCATATAAAACGTGACGCTGGATCCGAATTTTACAGTAATGAGATCATAACATGTATAGAACCATGTCTCCAACAGCACGGAATCACATATCGTCGTATTCCGGATTGTGAAATCCTTGAACTATTGCGAAAACATCGTATTCGCAACAATTTTCAAAAATTACGCTCTTCACTACTAATTTTCCGACTGAAACAACGCTCCAATTCTAGTTCTTATGTCCCACGAGCATATCAAAATGCTATTATCGCGAAATCAGTAGAACATTTTACAAAAAATAACAAAGGTCTTCTTGTTCTTACGTGTGGGATTGGCAAGACTCTGATTTCGTTGTGGGTAGCGGAGAGATTAGAGCGAAACAACCGGATCGTTATCGGTGTTCCAAATAAGCAGTTAGTGAAACAATGGAAGTCTAATATAACGCGTTTATATGCGGATTATCCACTACTTGTTGTTTCTGGAGGTGTAAGTGTTGACGACGTAGCCAAATTTATTCAATATAACGACAAACGCCATATCATTATAACGACGTATTCATCTTCTCACAAGGTTTATACAGCAGCGACCGCCAATTCTAGATCGTTTGATTTCAAAATCAATGATGAATGTCATCATTTAACAACGACAAACATGCGTCTCGCGGAAACAACAAAATCATATATACATATGCTGATGATTCCGTGTGACAAGCAATTATCTCTGACCGCCACGTTGAAGATGATCGATGACACTTCAAATGTCGGTGGCAGTATAGACGAGAGGTGTATGATATCGAACGATGACACAGACCATTTCGGTGAAGTTATTGAACGACGTTGTGTATTATGGGCAATCCAACAAGATATTATTTGCGATTATCAAATTCAAACGATTGTTGCGTTGGAAGAACAACTTGAGGAGCTTTTCCAAAAATTCGAAACACGCGATGAAAACAACCAACGTCTTCTACTCACCGCATATGCCGGATTGAAAAGTATAAACGAAGGACATTCGCATCATATGCTGATATATTCAAATAATAAGGCGAACTCAACCCAAATTATTACATACATACAACTCCTTCTGAAAGAAAAATATTTTGATATTCCTGAATTATATTGTTCAGATTATCATAGTCATATGATATCGGGGCTACAAAACGATATTCTCACAAATTTCGGTAATTCCAAGAAGGGTATCATTTCATGCGTCTATTGTCTTGGCGAAGGTTGGGATTTTCCATTACTCGACGCGGTCGTATTTGCGGAAAATATGACATCAAACATTCGTATTGTTCAGTCGGCATTACGGCCTTGTAGAAAGAATGCGGACGAACCCAACAAAATCGTAAAGATTATATTACCGATATTGAACAGAGACGATTGGTTGTCTAATCATGAAAATCCAGATATGCGAAAATCGCGCGAAATTATTTACCAGATGGGACTTGAAGATGAAACAATATCACAAAAAATCAAAGTGTTCCGGATTGAAATCAAAAAATCCGAGAGAAAGCTGTCGCTCCACGACGTTGATGACCACGACGACTACGACGACGGTCATGGCAGTATCGGAGAATACGATGATGAACTTACACAACAACTACGACTTAAGACGGTAAAGCGAACTGCTCTCGGCACCTCATATGAACGAGCAAAACGAATCATCGCAGACCACAACGTAACAACCAGAGAGGACTATTACAATTTATGTCAGCGCGACAACCGCTTACCATCTGAACCTGAAACAACATACATCGGCCAATTCACAAATTGGATCGATTATTTAGGAATACAACGTGTCTATTATCCGGCAGATCTATGTAAAGCGAAGGTAAGTGAATACTTGTCACAGCAACCAGAAATAAGAGCAAATGGATTAGATTTGTCCAAAATCTGCGAGGAATTATGTTTATTAGACCCGCTTTTCCCACCAAACGGATTATGGACCGATTATTACAATATACACGAACTCGGCGAAATCATTATATTATCCAAAAAACGAAAGACCAATATCGCATTATGAAACGGGGTTTGGGAAAGTAAAAAATACTTTTTATTATAAAATTGAATTCGATTGTGTCAAAAAACGATATAAAGTATTTTCTACTTGGTTATATATAAAGCCCGCGATGTCATCATCGAAACAATATACCTGCGAATTATGTAAGAAGGTCTTTCAACAGAAGATTGATTTTACACGCCATCAAAATAGGAAGGGTGCGTGTGTGTCTGTAGGTGAAATACAACAAATGGTCATGAAGAAAGAGGATAAAACGGATATTCGAAACGAACTTAACAACGTCTTTAAACGGTGCTTGGATATACTGCGTGATAATGAAGGCCTTACCGGCGATAAGGCGTTGCGAAATATGTCGTCGTTATTGATTTTGAAATTGCTCGAACCCCACTTTCAGGCTGGAGGTGCGATTGATATTTCGAAGTATGATTTCAGCGAAGGATTGGAGGAACATTTTGATGATGAAGGGTTGATTAAACACAACAAGCAACGTCTGCAAACGTGTGTGATTTTCAGCAATTTATCCAAGGAGACGGAAGATAATATTCCACTATTGTTGAAATACATTTGGGACATTATATTGTCGCGCCATCCAGCAACCAACGCTATATTCTTGAAAGGTCGCGGATTTGATATTCGCCATCAGTCTACATTCAAGAAAATAATCGATAAGCTAAACGCGATTGATTTATCTGAAACGGAATACGATGTTCTCGGTAGGGCATATGAAGAAGTTATTCAAGATATTATGACTGGTAAAGTGTTGGGTCAATTCTTTACCCAGCCATTAGTAAAGAAACTGATGGTGCGTCTTATCGACCCGCAAGTTCGTCCGGATGGAACGTTTGAATCGTGTGCCGACCCGACAATGGGGACTGGTGGGTTCTTGATTACATATTTACAAACCATCATGGAACAGGCCGAAAAACTCAATATTACGCTCAATTGGGATTATATCACAACCACCGGTTTGTATGGAAAAGAACTCGAACCAGATACCTATCAATTGGCGGTTTCAAATATGTTGATTTCGTCAGGTCATATGTTTGGTGGTCTGGATTGTGGTGATAGTATCCGCCAGCCAATTACACGTAAGTTTGATAATATTCTCGCGAATCCGCCATTCGGAATTAAAGGCTTGAAATATGATGAGTTCCAATCGCCGATGAAGACACAATATGTTCCAATCAAGACGGATAACGCCGTATCACTCTTCATTCAGGCAATTATTTATATGCTGAACATAGGTGGGAAATGTGCGGTTGTGTTGCCAGACGGGCAGGACTTGTTTTCAAAGACAAACACTACACTTGTTGCGGTTCGTGAGTATCTTATGAAAACATGCGATTTGAAAGAAATATATTATCTCCCTTCTGGTATATTTACCAACACATCCATCAAGACATGTGTGTTCTATTTCGTGAAAAAGCGAGAAGGTTCTGATGTGATTGAAATGAAAATCAACGTATCCAAAACTCAAAAAGAAACAGGACGCGATTACAAGTTCTCAAAAACACATCAAACAACCAAAGTCGCGTTTTATGACTATAACCCATATGAGGGTGAAGGTGTGAAACATCTCTTGGTTGAAGTTCCTATTGAGAGAATAGTGGCGAATTCATATTCACTCAATTATGCGGAATATATGAAAGATGACGCAGAAGAAGAACAATATGAAGATGGTGTAGTTGTGAAGACACTTGGCGAAGTTTGTGATTTTCAAAATGGTAAAAGAATTGTCAAAGAACAAGTAGAAACCGGCGAATATCCAGTATTAGGTGGAGGAGGTTTTACTTCATTTTATACAAATGAGTATTCAAGAGAAGGAAAAACATGTAAAATAAGTAGAGAAGGAATGTCTTTACATAATTGTGTTATGTTATTAAATGAAAAATATTACTTAAATAGTCAAGCATTTACTATCAAGTCTAAAAATGAAAGTATTATGATTAATGAATATTTATGGTATTATTTAGATAATAATAAAGAACAAGTATTTAAATGTGGAAGAGGAACAGCACAAAAAGCAATTGATATTGATGAATTCAAATCAATCAAAATCCCAATCCCATCTCTCGAACGCCAACAAGAAGTCGTCAAATATTTGGATTTCATTTATGAAAAAGCAAACAAAACAAGTCGTGAAAAAATCGCGGAATTGAAGCAATTGAACGAGTTTTGTTTGAATAATCAAAAAATGGTTGGCGAGAATGAAAATAAAAAATTAGGTGAGTTATGTGAATTCATAAAAACAGGTAAAAATAAACCAACTGATAATAAAAGAGGAACATTATATCCGTATTATGGAACTGGTTCAATTAGTGGTTATACAGATGAATATTTATATGATGGTTATTATATATTGACCGCACGAAATGGAACAATAGGTAATTGTTTCTTAACAGAAGGCAAGTTCTTTCCATCAGACCATATATTTGTGATTGATATTAAAGATAAATGTTTAATGAAATATGTTTATTATATACTATCAAATAATGAAAAACTAGATAAACTAAAAACTGGTGTTGGAATACCAAATATAACAAAAGGAACACTTGAAAATTTAAAAATACCAGTTCCTTCAATTGAACGCCAACAAGAAATTGTCGCCTATTGCGAATCAAATGATGCGCTTATTCGTCAATTAGAAATGGAGATTGAAAATAATAAAAAACAAGCCCAGCTATTTATTGATGGGGTTGTTAAGTTGGCAAGTAGTAAAAATGACCAACACCACGACGACGACCAAGGCCACCAAAACCACGACGAACACGACGACGACCACGATGCCGTAGAAGGAGAAGCACCGGATACGAGTGCCAACGTTGTTGTTTCGATCGCTTCAATCGAAGAAACTACAACTACAGCGATCTCTCAAAACGGTCCAAAAATCCGAAAAATAATTATAAAAAAATCGGCTGCGAATTCGTAGTAGTATAATTTCGATGGCCTATTTCAGGTGACCCATTTCATTTAATGTCATCACAAAACGACGACATACCATATGGATATTTTTTTCCGGTGCGGACATCTACGTAGCCATTCGTATCCGCACAATTCTGCGCAGACCATCCAGTTGTCCAGTTCCATCCAGTTATCCGCGTAACTTCATCGCGAAGAACCATGACGTATTCGGGGCATCCTTTTGCGAGTTCTTGACAGTTGGCGTAGTAGTGTTGGATAGAATGAAGATGGGATGGCGTGCTTTGCTGGTATGCGTGCCATGACTTGATGGAAAAGGTGCGGTATTGGTGGGGGGTGGTGGTGGTCTTGGCAGGCGAAGTTGACATTTGTAACGATTGTATGGATTCAAACAAATCAAAAATGTTTGAATCAATTTTATTATTTTCGTAGGTTTTTACGTTTTGTTCGGCGTGTATTACCACCTTTTGATGGTTGTGATGGTAGCTCTCCTTCTTTTTGTAGTCGTATTTGTAGTAACCGATTTGCTTCTTCCCATTTTTCGCGCCAGTTTTTACTTGCTTCTTTTTCTGTATCTAATTCATCTTTACTTATTTGTCCTTGTTGACTTCGACTTTCCAAAGTGCGTCTCCAATCTGGATCGAAAACTACTGTATCACCCCCTCTAGGGGTTAGCGGTAGACGTTGAATTGCTCTCTCAACTTCTATACCTGTTAACTTAAGAGGATTACGTAACCCCGGATGTGACATAAACTGCTTTGATATTTCTTTGATTATGTTTTTTCTATCCAAGAATATTGTTTTTTCTCTATTTTTAATATCACTTACATAATGACTTACATTCTGTAATTCTACAACGGTTGTATTACTACGCCCTATTTCCAGAAAAGTTACACCAAGAGAATCAACTTGAAAATTTACACTTGAAACAATAGCTTGTTGATTGGAAGAAGAATACGCGTCGCGGTCCTCGATATCTATATTTGGCGGAGGAAATACAGCCATTACATATTCTTGATACTTCAACGGTTTTGTATCTAAAACTTTTTCTCTTACTATTGCCTCGAGTTCCCATAGCATCGCATTTCCGTTAGAGTAGCCGCCGACCAGTAATAGTGCGGTTGGATGAAACGCGACACAAGTAACCGGAGATTTATAATTTGTCGGTGGATTACAAGTTGCCATACAAGTTGCGTTCATTACGTCTTCCCGTGTAATCTGTAACTCTTTGCCATCTTTGTCATAAGACGGCTTAGTAGGAACCGGCGGAACCGCCATACGCCAAATTTTAATGATAGCATCTTTACTACAAGTTGCAAAAAGAGACGAGTCAGTCGGATGAAACGCCACAAATGTAACAGAATCTGTGTGAAAAGTTGTGGAATCACTATTAAAAGCGCGGTTACTAAAACCGCGGATACTTAAATGGTCGGGTTCACTAGGTTCACTAGGTATTCTCGATAAAGTCGTTATCCTATTTGGAATCTCATTCGTTGGATTGTAATTAAAATAATTCCATAAAATCACGTATTTTTCATCATCGTCATCTGACTCAGATGAAGAAGCAGTCATCAGAATAGGTTGCGTTGGATGAAAAGCGATAGATCCGAGATTAGTCGTTCGGATTTCACAATTAAGATTCGTTAATCGGTATGGAGACTCATCGTTAATTTGCCATATACTAGTGCTACGAACGTCGTCATCTACTCGACCATGTGTGGCGAATAAGGGTTGGTTTGGATGAAACGCAATAAGAAGTTCATATGGGTTACTATACACATTAATTGCCGGGGATTTCTTTCTTTTATACACCCCAATTTCCGTGTATATCTTTGTTTTGCTGGATATTTTTGCGGATAATCTCAAATTCTGTATCTCCCATTCAAATAACCATACCTCGCCTATTACGCTATTACCAACTGCGAATATTGGTTTTTTTGGATGAAATGCGATAGTTGAGATATGATTAATTTCGATATTTGATTCATCAGTATCACCGTTGCCTTTGCCTTTGCCTTTGCCTTTAACTTCACTTAAACATATGTTGTCTAATATAACTCCCGTATTTTGATTAAATCTTTGTAAAAATAGCGTCGGTGGTTGGCTGTCGGTTTCCTCGCCACATACAGAAAGTAATAGAGGTTCTGTTGGATGAAATGCTATTTTAGATACATATCTATCCTCTAATAGATACGTTAATGATTGTATACTATCATTATTCCAATTACCTTCGTATATAATGCCATTTGAAAATCGAAATTTACCTCTTCCTTGCCTTTTGCCGTCCTTCCACTCACCGACGTACACTTGACCGTTGGGCCATGTCATCCTGCCTGTTCCATTCGCTTCGCCATCTTTCATATCGCCAGCGTATCGTCGCCCATCTTCGTAGATTTTGGTCCCTTTCATACCACCTCTCATTACACGACGCTGTGATTTACGTATTGTATGTTTAAAGCGTTTTGTTAAATGACGTTTTTTATGGAATACACCATGACGGCGTTGTGTATATGACGTCATTTACAATACGTATATAATAAAATATATGTAATATATTGCCCAACAACATAATTTAAATCCAGCTTCCACCACCGCGGGGCTGAGGTCGAGTATCCATCGTTCCGCGTAGTCCGCCTCCGCCTCCGCCTCCGCCTCCTAAACGTGAATATTCCGGTTGTTGAGGCGGAGCGCGATAAACTGCCTGTGCGGCGAATTGAGGAGGTGTTCCAACGGGAGCATATTGCTGAGGCTGAGGCATGGTCTGACCACGCTGTGAGCCGCTAGGCATGGCACCACCCATCCCGCCACCACCCATCCCGCCACCACCCATCCCGTTGCCACCTCCATACCCCGCACCGCCACCCATCCCGTTGCCACCTCCATACCCCGCACCGCCACCCATCCCGCCACCGCCGTAGGAGGGCTGATCCCCCCCAACAATATGATTGCCAGCATTTGATGATTGCTGAATATCCAAATTCCTCTTCTGCTGTAACTGTTCCAACGAAACACTCCCCACTTTATCCGGAGAATAATTGTCTGGCGGCGTCTCTATTTTATCCACGGTATTGATCGTCGCATAATTATACAATTGCCGCATGCCGCCGTTCCCCTTCGCCGACAGTTCATCCGCACTCTGATCCAAGAAACTGTAATTATCTGACGCAACACCAAAGCCACCCATACTTTCACGTCCAAGTGAAAACGCGTTCGGCTCACCGTTAAATCCGGTTGCTTCATTATTGAGCGCGACATTTTTAGGCTGAAAATGCTGTAAGATCTGCTCACCGTATAACACCATGTGCCCCTTGTTCAGAAGCAACAACGCGGGAACGCGATTCACTTGGGGAGGGAGGAGGACTTTTTCGCCTGTCTCAGTGACGATATGCCAAACTCCGCTACCATTTGCCGCACGCACACGTTTATCAATACAAAGGAAATGAATGTCGTCTTGAACACGTGATTTAGACAAAGCGGTTAATACGGCTTTGGATTTATCGCAGTTGTTGCTATAGTAAATGATTGACGACATTCTCTATTACTAAATAAATAATAAGTTTTTATGTGTTTTTTGACGCGTATAGACAATTTAAGTTTTATACATCATAAAATAACTGGATTGTTTCAATCGTTTTAGACGTGGTATTTTCTGGATTTATCCAATAACGGATAGTCTCTTCTAATACATGTAACCTGTCGGTCCATTCATTCTTTTTTGATTTTTTAACAACGCATAATCCAGTCTTGTCACATCCCCAACACGAACTTATGTTTGTTCCATCTTTTTCATAATCGTCCGGATTGAATCTGATAAATACGATAGGTCGGTGTCCTACATCTTGCGACAATTCCATTATGCGTTTATTTTCACAACTACAATCATAATCCGCGTGTTGGTTTTCATCTACTTCTACAATAATAACTTGATACCCTAAATCAAGTAACAAGTCTGGTCGGCGTTTGGAACAAGCGTTCTGAATTATTTTGTCTGCTACCCAACTCATCTCGGGAAATTTTGTTTTAACGTATTCTACAAGAGCATATTCTTTGGTTTTGTAATTACGTGATACTGGTTTGTCGGGGAAGAGGTTCATATAACAAAATCGGCAATATCCGTCGTATTTTTTTGTAACCTGTGTTGAACAAAGGTGGATTTTACAGGTTAGGTGTTTTACATCTACCATTCCTTGTAGTTTATGTGACAAGCAATACAATCCTTTTTTTTCACCCTGTTTGTTGTAGGTTGGCTGTTTTTTACACGATTCATAAATACATGTCTTACTTTTTACATTTACCATCCATTCCTTTTTGTGTTCATAACAATACAACGGTTTTTTTTCACCTTCTGTATTAAAGACTGGATATTTATTACAATCAAGGCAAGTATTGTTGATAACATCAACCATATCTTCCGTTTTGTGTTCAGAACAATATAATGCCTTTGTATTACCCTCTTTGTTATAGGTTGGTCGTCTTTTACACCCTTCGCTTTTACAGGGTTTATTTATAATATCAACCATTCCCTCTTTTTTGTGTTCCAAACAATACAATCCTTTTGTTTCGCATTCTTTGTTAAATGTTGGGCGTTTATTACAGTCAACGCAACATTTACTAACAACATTAACCATACCTTTTAATTTATGTGCCGAACAATAAAGCCCTTTTCCACCCGAAACATTAAATACGGGGTATTTTTTACACTCTTCGTGATTGCATCTCTTGTGTTTTACATTCACCATCCTGTCCTTCTTGTGTTCCGAACAATACAACGCCTTCGTATCGCCTTCGTTGTTATAGATTGGTTGTCTTTTACAACAATCGTGAATGCACTTCTTGTTTTTCACATCCACCATTCCGTCCTGCTTGTGTTTCGAACAATAAATGCCGTTTGACAGACCTTCAAAGTTATATATTGCTTGTGTTTTACAACCCGGATGAATACACATTTGGTATAATAAATAATATAATGAATAGACAAATATTGTAAATCAATTTATGTTAAAATCGGCGCTTGAAATATAAAAATATTTAAAGAAAAAATTGATAGTAAATAATATTAATGTATATAAAAGGTATCAATTATTCTTTACTATTGAGTAATGTCTTCCGTCACTTCCGCCGCCTCCGCGCCTTTCCATAGCAAATCAGCCGCGTCTAAATACATCCCCCGCATCGTCTCAAAAACAGACCAAAACGGCCAGCTCAACTTTACCATCGACCGCATCAACGTGAGCTTGGCCAACGCCATTCGTCGGGTCATCTTGAGCGACATATCAACTTTCGTTTTTAGAGTGTATCCTCATTCGGAGTGCCGTTCGACGATAACCGTAAATACGTCTCGGATTCATAATCAAATACTGAACCAAAGGCTCAGCTGCATACCAATACACATAACTGACACCAGTTTTCCCTTCCAAGAATACCAACTAGAAATAAATGTCACTGCCGACGGAAACGAGATCCGCTACATCACGACAAAGGATTTCCGAGTGAAAAACAAAACCACCGGCAAATACCTCACCGATGTCAAGGTGCACGAAATATTCCCACCAAACACGATCACCGGCGATTACATCGAGTTCGCCCGCCTCCTCCCGAAGATGACCGAATACGGCGAAGGCGAGCAACTCGCGATGACGTGTGACCTGGATATCGGGACAGCCCGAGAGGACGGAGCTTTCAACGTCGTATCTACGTGCGCCTACCAAATGACGATGGACCCCACCAAGGTCGACGAGGCGTGGCGTATCAAAGAAGCCGAGCTCGTGAAGGAAGGTGTAGCTACGATCGGAAGCGAAGAAATGAAAGCCCAGCGCAAGAATTGGGCGCTCCTCGACGCACAACGTTTCACGAAAGAGGACAGTTTCGATTTCGTCGTGGAGACTGTAGGCGTTTTCACGAATTCGGATATCGTCCAGAAAGCCGCGCAGATCATGATTAACAAATGTACGAAGTTCATCCGTGATATCGAAAGCGGCGAGAATCACATTATTCCCACGGTAAGCACGATTCAGAACGGGTTCGATATTGAACTTAAAGGGGAGGATTATACATTAGGGAAGGTGCTCGAGTTCTTCCTCCACGACAAACATTATGCTGAGGACCAGACAGTTACGTATTGCGCATTCCGCAAGATTCACCCGCATAACCCGGATAGCATGATACGCGTCGGGTTCGCAGAGACCGTTGGTGTTGATGAAGGGATCGTGGCAGAGTATATTACGACATGCGCGCGGGATGCAATTGCGGTATATGAACACATTCGCGACCAGTTCAGGGAGTATTAAGCGGAGTGTAACGGAGCCAGAGTGAAGCGTAATAAAAAATAATTCCCAGGTAAAAATTATTTTTTATTGAATAACCTATTTATTTTTTAGACTTACGACGGTTTGAACGACGATTCCTCATATGCTTGCTTTTACGGATATTTTTGCGAACATGCTTCTTGGTGACCTTACGGGCTCTACGACGGGTGCGACGGCCGCCTAATCCGACAGGCTCAGCTTTTTCATCTGCTGTGGGGCGTTCGAGAGGCCGCCTTTGCTCTTCCTCTGTTATTATTATATCAATGTCAATTTGTTCTTCTAGTACTAACGGTTTATCACCGGGATTACCACAAGAGGTTCTCACATCATATAAATATGTTTTTATAGCTTCATATAGTACATCAGGTATATTTTTATCAAGTGATAATTTACCCTGACCTTGTGTTTCTCCTTTTTTCGGATCACCAATTTTTCCAGGGTATCCTACATATAAACCATTTTCTAACTTAGCCAAAATTGGAGGAGGAGGACTTCCTGTAAAGTTATAACGAGGTTTAAAAATTACCCTGACGGCTTTTACAGCCATACTGTTACTAGAAATCGTTTTATCATCCCATACTTTTGCACTATCTCCAAAGAAACCTCCTGCTCCAAAACTTTTATATCCTAACCTTACCGCATCGCGAAGAGTACCGCATGTATCTATTTCTGACGCCATAGACGGATGATTATAACCGAAATCTGTCATATTTTGTAAGAAATTATCAAGCTCCCCTGAATCTTGCCTTGCCGAATTTATGATATCAAGTAATTTCCAAGTATCATCTTTACCAGTAGGTTTAATCATAAGTCTTATGTCACCTTTTTTTTTATTGACTTTACTATTAAATGCCCCCATGCAGAACGCTCTTGACCCAAGCGTATCTGGTAACATCGGCATAGGCCCCGCTTTATAAGAATGTTTATAATACAAATAATGACCTATTAATTGACTTACAGGAAGTTTTAGTTGGACTTTTGATGCAGTCATCCTATATTGCATATCTAAATGCGCAAAAAGTATAGAAGAAACCATAGATAATTCGTGAGCATGTGTTCCAACTGGATTGTGGCACGGTAAATTTAATTGATTCAGAATATATATAGCATCACAGGATGACGTTCCAAGACATGCCAACATATCTTTATTCGACTTGCTACCTTCTATTGTTACGTTCTCGGTAGGAGAAACGAATTGAGTAAAATTGTCTGCAAACATTAAGTGTTGTAGCAAAGTAAATGGTAAACCACCAGTTCTTCTACCCGCAAATAGTGCAGGATTTACATTTTTAGCAGTACATTCTTTTTTCGTAAATGCAATTGACTTTGCACACCGTAAAAGAGCACTATATAACCATTCTCCGTAGGATGCTTTTCTTTCCTCTAAATCATAACGTAATTTTGCTACATATACTGCCTGCATCATAGTTGTTTCTAGCCAAGTAACTTTATGCCATGGCCCTACAGCTTCTATAAAATGTTCTATTTTACCTTTAACCTCTTTATCATAAAAATAAATAGATACATCTTTTACTTCCGTAAAATCTCTTCCTGTTCTATTTGGTTCTGTACCATAATCTTTTACACCTCCAGATGGAACAAGCGTTCTTGCGCCATTAGCCTCAAAAACAACATCGTTTATTTGTTCTTGCGTAAGGATCCCTTCTCTTGCTGGTCCAAATAACGCAATCTTAAATATCTCCTCGTTAAATTCTCGGGTTTCAAGTGACTTCAAGTTTTCTAATATATACCTTTGTAACGTTGGATCACTCCGTAAAACCGTTTTCATGTCTTCATCTCTTAAATCAATTCCAAATGTTACAATAATTTTACCAAACATTGATTCTAATTTTCGAATTACCGGACTCATAGTCCATTTATATAAATCGTTGAAAGTGGTTGCGGAGAGATATTTTTCATATTCTGTTTTCAAGTTACCTTTTTCATCAAAAAGATCCAATATTCTTTCAATATCATTGAAGCGGTCAGTCATAAATCTATCAAATACCGCTTGTCCAGCTATATCATCCGCTGTCGGATCCTCACCTGTAAAGTCCTGTCTAAATTTATCATTCTCCGATATTACAAGAGGGGGGTTGTGCTTTTGTTTCTTGCGAGGAGATCCTGGTTCACTCATTGTAAACTATTATTATATATTATACAAATATTATTCCTAAATAGTTTTACTGATCAACTTCAACAAATAAAAATACTTACCTTTCACTTACAATTTCTTCTTCTATTCCACGGCCGTCGTCGTGTTGGCACATCCGCATCCGCATCCGCGGTTTTAGTCGTGCTGCTCGGTTGCCGCCACCGCCTCCGCCACCACCGCATTATATTTCCGATGAAGATCTGCGCCATGTCGCATCGTATCATCTGGTAATACGTAAATTCCTTGGAGTAACTCGCATAACAAATCACACTTATTTTCAAATGAACCGATATTGATGAGACGCTTCGTAATGAATCTCCCGTTTCGTTCATCTGAAATACGACGGCAACAATCGACAAGTAATGTATCAACTGTGTCGGTCATCGCATCATGATATTGTGGTTGTTGTTTCAGCGTTTGAAGTATTTGTATTCCGTGATTCTGGGGTATGGTCTCTCGAGTGTGTTCAGGGACGTGGATTACGCGATACGAAGAAGCTGGAAGCGCAACCACTGGTTCCAACACGCCATCATCATCAACACGATGTTCGTTGTCATCGTCTCGTTGTTCTTCTTCTTGTTCTTCGCTACCACCACCAGATGATGATATGTCTTCCGATTGTTCTTGTTCGCTACCGGATGCGGCATCGTCGTGATTTTCATCCGCCACCACCGCCGACGCCGACGCCACCGAAGCAGCAGCAGCCGCCAACACCGCCTCTTGTTCTTGTTTCTCGGTCAGCGTCTTCATCTTTCCGATGAACTTACGATTCAGGTAATGTATTGTTCGAATCACTTCCTTTTGGATGTTATCTCTCACCAGACTCGACTTATTGAGTTGTATATTGAACAATCCATCCATGGAATCACTCGCATCATAATCCAGTAAATGCTTCGAGTTTTGATGATATGGAATATAGGACGCAGATTCTCCTGTTTGACATGTCGGAAATTGGCATACATGTTTTCGGTTTCGCGCAATCGTAAGAACACCACCGCCGCTGTGATTCAAGAAGTCTTGGTCGTTACAACAATGACTAGAAACATGGATTCCATTTCGCGCCATTTCTTCTTTTTGTAACTCACGCCATTTTTGATTGTAGGTATGTGTAATTGTAAAATCGCCGATTTTCGTATATCCGTCCTCTTCTGGCCGTCGTTTTTGTTCTGTTTCAGTTCCCTTGTTGCTTCTCGAATAATCACGATAATATAATTTGCCGTTTGTTGGATTCGTGTAATAGACACGTAATTCGTCTCCGTTGTTGTCGGCGCCGTTCTTTGTGTATATCGAGCAACGGTCTATCTGACGGTGTCGCGGTTCTGTTTCATTGTATTTCATCATATCAATCGGGTGAAGTGTGTATTGCTCGCCTTCAACATCAAATACGATTGTTTTTCCGGGGGAACTAAGAAATAATACGTAGGTAAATGCCCAAATACGGCGAAAACTATGAACGATGTCGTTGGCTTTGATGGATTCGACCAACTCTTTGTAGATTTTTGGTGGCATATTTTCGACGACTTGAACGGTGCCTGTTCGCGATGAGTCGATTGCGTATCTATTCCATATTTGTTCCTCTCTACTTCGCGGTGCTTCCTGTGGTCTGGGACGATACTCTTCTTCGGTTTGAACACCGTAGTTCAGTTCCATGTAAGTGAGGTTTGAGGCTGAGACTGCCGACGACGCGGATTTAGAGCAATAAATAACACGCCCGCCGCCAGATAAATTGATGTCGGCAATATTCCCGCCGACGCCTTTCGTTCCATGCTTGGCGGCTGATGATGACGACCTGTTGTGAAATTTGCCACACGTCTTCATCTCTTCTTCATCCATTCCTTTTCCGTCATCCGCAATGACAAGTTTTCCATCATGTAGCGTTATTTTTATATTGGCAGCATTCGCCGAGTCCGAGTTTTCTATTTTTTCATTCATACATTGCCATAGCGTAAATCCAATCTCCATCATACTCCGGATGAAACCTGTGAAGCTGATTGATGATGCCGACATTTATTTCTTCCTTTGAAAACCGTTGTTAATCATTATATTCAGGATATATCATTTCAATTTTTGTTATGACCTAATAAAAAGTATTTGAATTTTATATAAAGTATTATGGAACAAGATTCCTCGGCGGGTGATGTAGCCGATCCGGTTGCAGGGCCTCATTCAGAATTAGGCGAACTTCACGCCAACCGAGAAAATATTAAAGCATACATCAGGTCCATTACACAACCTGAAGAAAAACAAGAACAAGAAGAAGAATCCAAACCTGGAAAATCAAAAGCTAGACCGGTCGTCCGTGAAGAAGAAAAAAACAAATTCGGCGAAGTATTCACACCGAACAAGTTAATCAACGAGATGCTTGACAAACTACCGCCCGAAGTATGGCGCGACCCCAATAAAAAATGGCTGGACCCAGCAGCCGGATTCGGGAATTTTTTTATGGTGGTTTATGAGCGACTCATGGAGGGTCTTGCGGATCACCCGGATCACCCGGATCGCCCGGATTACATAGACTCAGCCGTACGCAGTGAACACATCATTACGCGAATGCTTTATATGGTTGAATACAACGAGGCTAGCTGCAAAATAATCCGACAGAGATTTGGTACCGCAGCGAATCTATTCTGTGGCAGTTTTGTGAACGAGGATGAGCCGATTCGTTTCCCAGACGAAACAATTGAATTCGATGTAATTGTAGGCAACCCGCCATTTAATGCCGACCAGACCCACGAAGGCAAGAAAGGGGGCGGCGCAAATCTGTGGCCGAAATTTGTAGAGAAATCTCTCAGCGGTAATTTATTGAAACCCGGCGGTGATTTATTGAAACCCGGCGGTTTTCTCCTATTTGTACATCCCGCGTTATGGAGAAAACCGCCATCTTCCCGGGCAAAAACCTTGTTTGATAAAATGGTTCATGATAATCATATGTTATACCTAGAAATACATAGTAAGCCAGACGGTTTTAGAGATTTCGGGGTTCAAACAAGGTACGATTATTATGTTATACAGAAGATAGAACCAACCCCGAGTAAAGATTTTACCTTCGTAAAAGACCAATTAGGACAAAAACCTCTGCGCCTCGATTTATCTCGTTGGCGGTTTCTACCGAACTATAGCTTTGAAATGATAGAACCATTATTAAGTGAAAAAGAAGAAGATTATGTTATATTTAGTCGCGGGCAGTATGGTTCGGATAAAGAATGGGTACGTGATAGTAAAGATGATGAATATAAATTCCCGTTGGTCCATTCTACACCATTAGACGGACCTAGAATTTATTGGTCTAAACGAATGAATGACGATTGTAAAGATTGTAAAAAGATGTTTGGTGTTCCAAAATTGATATTCGGAGAGTCAGGAATAAATAATGTAATTATTGACGATAAAGGTGAATATGGAATGACGCAAGGAGCAATGGCAATAAAAATACCAAGCGAAGGCGAAGGTGCGATAATGAAAACGGTCCTTGAAAGTGGTGAATTCCACCGAATTTTAGATGCGATGTCATTTTCCAACTTCAGAATTGATTGGCGTATGTTTCTTTATTTTCGACCGGATTTTTACAAAAACGCGCAATTTGCAAGTACGACTCCTTTTGTTAGGCCAGCTGTATTAAAAAAGGCAGCAGCAGCAGAAAAAGCATCATTGATGGCTTTTGTCCAAAGTAAAAGAGCGCGTGATGAGCCGCCAAAAACAAAGTCAAAATCACCGTTGCCGTTTGGTGAAGGTGGAAGAAAACGAAATTGTCGTAATTGCACGAAACGACGAAAACGAAATTTAAGATATACAAGAAAAAAGTATTAGCAACAAAACAAACATATACTTACCTAATAATATATAACCGCTGTTCGGAACTCCTACCTACCTACCAGCCACCAACAACAGATGCCGTCGTGTCATCCTCTATCGCCTCCTCTGCATCTGCAGCCACCGTTCCGAGATCCATCGTCGCCGCCTCTTGTCTTGGGATGAGTGAGTAATCGCGCCCTTGTGAGAATATTGCGTCTTCCGGGTTGTTGCTGGTGAAATCGCTTCCTTGTGTAAGGCGAAACAGATTGGAGAATGCCAACATCGACATGATTCTCCAAGATTGGACGGAAATATCGCGCAACTCATTAAATGCCCATACAATCGGGTCGCGATGTTCTGCGTTACACTTTTCAAAGTTCAAGTATATGTCTGAAATCACGAGACGTTCTGCTAAAAGTTGTTTCTCGCGATTTGCTTCTGAGTGAGGTGTGTCCTGTGTAGTCATCGCATTCACACTAAGAATAGATGTTTCGATGAGACGACACAGGTTCTCGAATTTGTTGTAAAGACGACCACTTGCGACGAGGAATGTTGCGACAAGTTGATTTTCTGGGCGACGACGGCGTTCATTCTCCGGAGACGCGATAGTTGGCGATGATGATGACCGCTGTAACGGAAATACTTCGTCGTTGTCGTTGTCTTCAAAGTGCTCGGAATCTGGCGTCTCTTCGCCGCCGCTGCTGCCGCCGCTGATACCTCCTTCTTCGAGATCTCCTTCGGAGTAAATTTTACCCAATTCGAGGTCTTCCTGTTCTTCTTGATACCTGCGTGCGATGAGTGAAATCGTTTGGATTGTTCGGTTCAAGAATGCGAGCTCTTTCGCCATAATAAGTGCCAAGGTGGCGTTGTCGCGGCGGAGGTTGAGGTCGATGGGATTGTTGGTAATAGATGATGATGACGACGTCGGCAACGTCTTTGCGGCGGCGTATTGAGCCGCTGCGGATGGAAGGCGACCTGAGATGATACTGTTGATGTCACGACGCTCGATTTCGGCTTCCAGCTGACGAATGTTTCTGAAGATAGGAGCACCGTCTTGAAGATTGTGTCGCATCGCCGTAGCGTAATTCAAAGCTGAGTATTTGATTTTGTCTCCGTCAGAAGTAAAGAGTCCGGGAAAATTGGTGATGGCCCTGATAGTATTGTGGATATCGCCGTTGTTTAAGAATGAGAACATGATTGTTGTCGTTGTTGTTGTCGTTGTTTGCGAGAAGCTGTCATCTGGAGATGAGATGAAAAAACATTTCAATTTTTTCACAAGGTGAAAAAATCGTTCCTCATGGGAATGTCAATTTTTTCACAAGGTGAAAAAATCGTTCCTCATGGGAATGTCAATTTTTTCACAAGGTGAAAAAATCGTTCCTCATGGGAATGTCAATTTTTTCCACTGAGGGAAGAAATAGTATAAAATTATAGTATGAAATAAATACATATAAAAGAGAATGACCGATTATTCAAATCAAAATATAACAGGTCAAGACCTTTCGGGTGTGAATTTGACCGGTGCCAACTTCACAAATACTAACGCTACGAATGTGAATTTCACGAATGCGACGATTACGAATGCCATCTTCAAGAATACACTCATCACCGGCGCAAATATAAGCACGCTCGTATTTAGTAATATTCAAAAGGGTCATTTGTTACTACGTGCGGCCAATCAGACAATCGCCGCCGTGAATAATTTGACATCACTTACGCCGCCTGAGTTACGAATTATACAGCCTGCTATCACAACAGATACCATAAAACAAATACAAACCGTGACCGTAAAGATACCAAATAGTCAAGGTGAAGGTTATACAACGTCAGTGACGCCGATTATCAACCAGCTTGTTTGTATATTTGTTGCTACGAACCAAAATATTATAATAACAACAACTGGGACAATAAATGTGCGAACTATCCGAAGTAACGGAACAGTAGTTCAAGATGTAGATAATGCGAATACGACCCTTAATTATTTAAAAGTAGGCAGTATTCCGTATCGACTATCCGTCGGGAATGGTGATGGAGTAATCGCCATGATACCGGTCGATTTGAATGTGTATCAAGTGAATGGGTTTGGTTTAGGAGATGTTATATATTCAGGTATTGGGAATGGGCCAACCGGTCCTACCGGCGCAGTAGGAGCACAGGGCATACAAGGCATTCAAGGCATTCAAGGAGCAACCGGTCCGACGGGCGCAGTAGGAGCACAGGGCATACAAGGCATTCAAGGCATTCAAGGAGCGACAGGTCCCACCGGCCCAGTAGGAGCACAGGGTATTCAAGGCATTCAAGGTATTCAAGGCATTCAAGGAGCGACAGGTCCAACGGGCGCAGCGGGAGTAGCAGGCACAGCGGGAGCGGCAGGTCCTGTGGGTGCTGCGGGACCTACAGGACCAGAAGGCGCAGCGGGAGTAGTAGGTGCGGCAGGCGCAGCAGGTCCTGTGGGTGCTGCGGGACCTACAGGCCCAGTAGGCGCAGCGGGAGTAGCAGGCACAGCGGGAGCAGCAGGTCCTGTGGGTGCTGCGGGA